AAAACTAAATCCGCAGAATTGCTGTGACTAATTCTACTTGCTTCTGTACCACCTCTTTGAAAAATTAATGCTTCTGTGCTTCCAGTTGCTCCATTTATTTTTAAAAGACCATTACCAGAGCCACCACTATTTACGGTTACATTATCATTAAACGAAGCCGCACCTGCTTCTGACATGTCAAAAGTAAGGGCTGTAATCGTAGAACCACCATCGTTTCCTCTAATTAAAAAATCTGCATCACTAGTTGTTAAAGTAATGCTACTGTCACCGCCTGTCATTCTCAAATCAGGTGTTGCATCCAAAACATATTGGAATCTAGATGAACCACCATCTTGCATAGAAATGCTTCCACTATCTGCATCTAAGACTATAACTCCTGATGCGTCTAACGTAATATCTCCTGATGCGTTTGTTACATTAGATGATGATAAAGTACCGCTAACGCTTGCATTTACAAAGTTACCGTCTGCTCCACCTTCTATTCTCTGCCATGCTGTACCATTAAAGAAACAGTAATCACCTACACCCCAGTTTGTAACACCATCCAAGTTAGTTGTACCTGCTACGCTAACAATATAAAACTCGCCTTGCGTACCAGTTCCTGATGATAATGTTGGGCTGTTTGTACTTGCGTTCCAGCTACCATTGAAGTCTAAACCTGTAAATGTCTCACCATTTAAGATTAAATCACCTTCAATCGTTACATCATTGAATGTGGGATTTCTTCCAAAAACACCGCCATTTTGTTTAATAGTCATAGCATCAACCTACTTTGTTATTTAGCAACCCAACCAGTATTACCTGATCCAGATTCTTTTACGTAAAAACTTGTGTTTGAACCACCGTCTGTTCTTAAAAAGATAGAACCTACCGATGCTGTTACTGATCCCTCTGGTGTGCCTGTACCGCTTGATATAAGCGATAATGCAGTAGAACTCACCGTTGCTGCTGGCAATCCATCTGAATCAAATGATAATAATTTGTTTACTCTATCTGCCTTTAGGGGCAGTTCCATATCTTTTGCTACACCACCTACTACTGGTGTGGGGTCTACATTTTGTAAATGAATACTTCTCTCAATAGTATTTTCATTCTGAATAGCACCTATATACATTTTATCAAAGTCACCATTTACATCTGATGCTAAGAAATCACCGCTATTCTGAAAATCTGTTGTTCTAGTAAGCGGCATAGCTAATACAAGACTTACTACGTGCCCGTTAGTTTGACCACTACTAAATACTACTGTGCCACCTGTAACAGTACCTACATTGTTTACAGTAAAACCAGACGTTTGTTTTACTCCATTGACATAAACTTCCATATCAGATGCAGCTAATACACGAAAAGTATACGTAAAACTTGTCTGACCACTTGTTGAAGTAATGTCATTTCTTGTAACTAATTGTGATACTGTCATTGTAAAACCCTATATATTTTGCCGATTATACTATTTATCTCTTTCTATTTCATTAATACGTTTAGAAAACTTAGTTACTGTAGATTCTGCTATATTAAACAATTTTTTATCAAATGCTTCTTGTCTTTTTGTTTTTTCTTCACCTGATAAAACTGTGCTTTCTAACATTTCATTTTTTTGCTTTGTAATTTTTCTATAATTTCTAAGTGATCTTGATATTGTATTTTCAAATTGAAACAATATTTGATTATCTTTTTTGTATTGACGTAATTTATCACCTTTATATTTTTTTGCAGAATTTACTTTCATTTGCACTTGATCAGCAATATCAAACATATTTTGCACATATTGAGAGTTTGGGCTTCTAGGTGGTGAAACTAAAAAACTCCTTATGATAGGATTATTCATTCCGCTTTTTGCTTTTTCAGATACTTCAACATTATTAAATTCTTTTATCTCATTTATAATTTTATCTGCTGCTGCTGTGACATATCGTTCCGTATTAGGAATAGTAGATTGCAATACTTTATCTATCATTACAGGCGATATATTGAACGCCTTGCCAGCTTCTTTAGAAAGCTCAGATGTATATCTTGTTGCTCTAAGTTCAGGCTCTAATTTATCTAAATATTCTGGATAAATATCTCTTCCTGTAAAAAAATCATAATTAGCAGCTATTTCAACACCTAATTTTGGTAAAGGCCCAAGTAAAACTGTAGGATCAACTACTGGACTTAATGAAGATAACATCCCTTTACCAATGTCAGTATAAAAATTCTGGCCTTGTGGTTTGTTGCCTTCATACATCCATACCATAAATTTTTCAGGTATTGATCCAAAAATATATCCTGGCGCAAAAGGTTTTGGTATTCGCTTCCAACCATCTTTTGTTTTGTAAACCCAATGCGTATCTTTTAGCCATTGTGGTATGTTTAAATATTCTTCTCTCTCATCATCATCTGCTTCATACAAATAATATCCTGTAATTAATATACTAGGTAATGTTATAGTGGATAAAGCGATAGCCGTTGCAGTCTTAGGATTATCAAGAAACCTTCTTACAAGTTTATCTGTGCCTTGTATGCCAGCATTTAAAAACGGTATGTATCTATTTAATCTTTGTCCTATAACACCAGACCTACCAAAATCCACAGTAGCTTGCCTTGATTCAAGTGCAGCCGCTAAATCAGATAACCCATTTTTTTTATTCGCTAAATAAACTCCAACTCTGACTGATTCTTCTGCTTTTTGTGATATATCAAAAAATGGTTTTAGAGGATTTTTAAGTGTTTTTATAAAATATCCTTCATTTTTATAAAGCTCTTTGTTTGCATCATACAATCCAGAATCACTTAAATCCATGTACGTTCCATAAGAAGCCCCTGATGCCCTCCAATCTTGATACAACTGAGTATCGCCCATAATAGCTGTCAAACCTCTTACTGTATCTATTGGTGTAGAAATGTTTTTAGATTGCAAAGACGAAGTGAAGCTATCTCTAATTAAATTTCTTACAACAAAATCTATTGTGGTTGTTGCTGCTCGTCTAAAAATAAAAGATGGCACTATAAAAAACTTTTGTAAAAATCCTATTTGTTCTGCTCGCAAACCTTTCATAGCTTGCAACAATGGTTTTGAAACTTTAAAAAATTTCTTTTTTCCGTCTTGATATACTGCAATCGTGCCTTTTGGCTCTAATGGAGATGGCCTAAAAACTTCTTTACCGTCAACCATAAATTTTTGCATTAAAGGTTTTACAGGTTGTATATATTCAGGCAACACATCTTTTAATGCTACCACTGAGTTTGCAACACGATTTCTATAAGAGATATCCATAATCTTTACTGTGTTTGCAATAATAGAATTTATAGGGTCTTTTATTTCTTTTTCTGATCCAACGAGTTTTTTTATTATTGATTTTGCAGATTTATTTGAAAATAAAGCACCGCCTACATTGCCACTAAGCTGTTCTGCATTTTCATCTAATATTCTTTGAAATGGTATGTAATTTGGGTTTGCTTTAATAATATCTTCAAACTGTTTGCCTGTTAAATTACCAGATTGAACAAATAAATTTAATATTCGTTTTTGAAATTCATAAATTTCTTTTGCTGTAGAATCAAAAAATTCAATAGCATCGCCATATTTTGCAGTAATGTTTGCCATATCACTCAAAGATTTTTCAACTTGAGCGTCAGTTACTTTTTTATCTTCTTGCAAATCATTAAGACTTCTTCTAGCAATTAAATAATCAATTAAATCTTGTCTGCGTACATTTTGATCTTTTTCATATGGAATAATAGTAGCGTCAAAATCATCAAGAATAGGTTTTAGACCATTTCCTGTATCAATTTTGTTCCCTCTTTCATCAATATAAAATGTTTTATTTTCTAAAACATATTTACTCATTCCTGTAATTCCAGAAAATGAACTAATTAAAAGAGTTGGATTTAATCCTTCTTTTATAGAAGCTCCACGCTCTAAAGCTTTTTTTACTAATCTGTTTACTCCGTCAAACTTGTCAACAAACAGACGATAAAAAGACGCAAATGTATTTTGTGTATTATCAATTTGTGCGGTAGGAACTTCATTTTGTTTTGTTTTAGGAATATCTACAAAATTACTAAACAAAGGTCTTATATATTCAGATGACTTTACTAAACCATCTGTTTCATTTACATATTCGTTAAATTCATCAAGATAAATATTGTATGCAGCTTCATCTAAATTATCTGCAAAAACAATTTCATTTGCTTCATTAAATACTGGCACTAAATTATCATTTGTTTCAGCTACATCTTTGTAAGTGTCAAAAAAATAATTTTCTAAATTAGTTGCATCCATTTGCGCAAGGTCTGCAACTTCTGCATTTATTTCATTAATTTGACCATTTAAATCTGCTTCTAAAATAAAATTGTCGTTTCCATTAAATAATACTCCTAATAAATCTAACATATCATTATCATCTAATGCGCGATCTTGTGATGATCCTGTTCTTGCATTTGGATCAAAAAGATTCATGCGTTCATTGTATCTTTCTGTAAGATCAGATAATGTTTGTTGACCGTTTTTTGCAAAAACTCTTTTAAAATCTTTTGCTGTAGCTAAACTTCTGCTTTTAAAAATTTCTGGATCAAATCCTTGCCTAACAAGTTCTTCTGTATTTAAAGCTCCTCCACTTGCTATAAAATCTTTAAATGTTGTTGCCTGTTTTCTTATAAGTTCTACATCTTTTTCAAGAGATCTAATTACTTTATCTCTTTTCTTTTCAATAGGATCATTAGCTGTTTCTTCATATTCATTTAAAAGTTTATTGTTAATATCACTTAAAATTTCAACATTAGGTTCTATAGTTAAATTATCTTCTAATACCGCTTCTCGTTCTTCATTTGTAAGCAAATCATCTGCATCTTGTGTGTTTTCTGGCGTTTTGTTGTCTTGATTTATAAATTTATCTATCGCAACAACAGTTGTTTTGACACCACCTAATGTTCCTATCAAACCAGCTTCAATTAAAAATTGATCTTTTGACGGAACTAAAGTATCCCATACTTGATCTACAGTTAATGTTTCTCCAAAACCTGCATCAACATATAATCTTAAAGCATCAGCAACACGCTCTTCACCAAGTTCATTCAACATGCCATGCCATCCAGCTCTTGTAATAATTTCTTGCATTGTTGCGTTAGGCTTAACAAATTCTCTAAATGTATTTAATAAACCAGTCAGCAATCTTGGCGACAAAGTGTTAATAGCAGTATATGCAGAAGTAGAAATTTTATTTGTTACAGGGTCAATTATATATTTACCAAGTCTTGCACCTGATATTTCACTTGCTAATTCTGCGTTTGTATATGCAAAAGCCTTTAAAGCAGTAGTTGCTGGTTTTAATTCTGCGTCTTTTAAAATGGCTACGCCATCTTGCGTTAAACCAACTTGCTGAGTTAAAGTCG